GGTCATTTGCAGTTAATGTGTATTCTGATCCAAAAGCGGTATTTCTTAAAAATATTAAAACAGCTTGTCTATCTTCTTCTACAATTTCATCAACGGATAAATCTTTATCAATAATTTTTCTTTTTAATAATTCATCAACCACTTTACCTGAAGCAATTAAATTTTGTGATGATAAAATATTTTCATCTGCTGCAGTTAAATAAGCTACTCTTACTGATTTCTTTTTATTTTTATAGTAAATTCCTTTAGTTGGTAATTCTACTACATCGTATGCAATTGTTGGGTCTATTCTATAATCTTCCATAATATAAGTTTATACTATAACTATGATAAAGTAAAGTTTTTCAATAAAAAAACCGACACCCATTTCTGGTATGTCGGTTCATATAAATTAAAATTATAATATTAGTATACTAAGATACATCTATCCATTCTTAAAGTAGCTTGGATAGTAGCCAATTTATCGTCTGAGTAATCTAAGTTTTGGAAATCCAAATCAGATAAGAAAGTACCTTGTAAAATCCATTTTTCAACTACTACACCTGTTGGGTCTAATAATTCTAATTCTACATCCTTCTTATAACCAGCAGCATAACCCATACGACCTGTAACAGATTCTGCATGTAAACGGAACCATTCCATAAGTGCTTGAGCTGCAGATGGTCCAATTGGATCTCTGAATACTACGTTCATAGTTTCCCACTCAAATCTACCTGCAACATAAGTTGATGTATTTAAAAACGGAATTGGAGTAACGTTAATTTTAGCTTTAGGTCTTGCAGCCGATTGTACATACCATTCGTTGATACCCAAAGATGATGGGAATCTTAGTATAAATCGGTTGACTCTTTTCGGTTCGTAAGGAACCGGCATTTTCATTAGTAAATCTGCCATGTTGTATTAGTTAAGTTTTTTTTGTATTATTTACTTTCTTATAAATATAACAATATTAGAAAATAATTTTTTTTTAAGATATTATACGAAATACTTGATTTTGTCAAAAATTTTCCGTAGTTTTTTACAGTCACCCAGTATAACCAGTTCCAGTTTAACTACTTTAATATAATATATAATATAAATACTTTAATAACCGGTTCCAGAATATACCAGTATACTGGGAAAATATGTTCCACGTGGAACATTTAATAAAAAAAGGAAGGTATTTCTACCCTCCTTTCTCTTTTTTATATCTCCTTTTAGATTAGATATTTTCAAATGAAGCTCCTGTTGGAGTGATAACAAACTCTAAATCAATGAATTCTAAAGAACGAGTTGGTTTCACATAGATTTTACCTCTAAGTGTGTTTGCGTCTATATCTTCAGGTGCACTTGATACAGTTACACGGAAGTCATATAAACCTCTTTCTTTCTTGATTGCTTCTAAGATAGGATTTACCAATCTTAAGAATTCTTGTCTTACTTGGTCATCATTTTGTTCAAATAACAAACGTACTGCAACTGCGGAAATTAATTTCCTTGCTCTTAATAACAATCTTCTTACGTTAATTCTGTCTAATGCAGACTCTCTAACTTGTAAAGTTTTGTTACCCCAAATGATTGTTCCTGTATCAGAGAAAGTGGCAATTGGGTTGATTCTATTTTTATATAAATTATCTCTTTCGTCTAAAGTTAATTTCTTTTGTGCTTTGATTGCATTTACTAAACCTCTTGAATAACCCGCAACCGCGAACCAAGGATAAGATACGTTGTCAGTTAAGGCAATATTCTTAACAACTTCACCTGTTGGTGGGATATATAATTGAGTTGCATTATCTGTATCTCTAATTTGTATCCAAGGCCAGTATGTTGCTGAATAGTTAGAATCAATCGAAACTGAATCCAAATCATCAACCACATTTGATGCATCTGTTTCATTTGGTGCACCAATAATATAAATTGAATCGGCCCTATCGTTTTCAATCATGTCAATTGCTTGAGTAACAAGAGAACTATGATTTAAGAAATCAATACCCGGTGTAGCAAATACGTTGATATCAACTGCCTCAGGATTTTGATATGTCATAATACCTTGTAAGTATGCATAATAATCCGAATTTCCAACTGTAGAACTGAATACACCACCGTTATTCGTATTACCTGAAATATATGTGTGAGTATTGAAAATATATTGGTCGGTGTTAGTTCTTACATTTCTGTAGATATCCCAACCATCAAAACCACCAAATGCAGCAAAAGTAAACTTACGATAGTTAATATCTGTTAATTTGTTATTTGTTGGGTCAGATTGACCTTCTAAATCATATGGAGTTGTAATGTATGTTGTTCCTGTAATTGTTGATGCGTTTGTTGATAAGTGGAAACCTTTTGTAGTTCCTGATGCAGTTACACCTTTAAACTTCAATAAATCACTATCATAGGTAAATGCATTTTGACTTGATAAACCTAAAGATACTTTCTTATATTTGTCACCACTTGACAAAACTGGTGTTCCGTCTGGCTTATAATACATTGTTTCACCTGGGTCAAAATAATTTGTTTTATATGTAACAGCACCTAATTTACTATCGTCACCAAAACTATTTTTATTTGTAAATCCTTTAAAACCAGCAGGTACCGCATCCACAGGAGCATTATCTGCCATAGTCAACATAATATATTTTGAGTTTAATGTATATTCACCATCAGATGTACCGATTTTGTTTGCAATATATCCTGCAACATCAGGGTTCATTGAACATCTTGAATATTTTTCTAATACTACTATATTATCATCAGTATCATTAAAATCACGTACTAATAAATCAAATTCACCTGAATCTAAATTAATATTTTGTATTGTAATTTTTACTTGATTGTTAGCAGATTCACCATCCGAAATAGTAATAATGTTAAACAACTCGTCAACTTTACCACCACGAACTTCAGAAACAACTGTATTACTCATTGGAGTATCAAATTCTTTTATGAAATCAGTAGATGCATCATCAACAACATATGTAAGTTGTAAACCTCTAATTTTACCTTGTTCGAAAGCGTTTTTCAACCAATTAGGATAAACCTCATGAACATAAACCGGATGGTCTACATATGATTGGTCATAATTCTCAACTCCCAAAACTTTAGTAATATATTTTGAAGATGTTTGATCTAAAGAAATTGTGAATGATTTATGTCCACCTGTAGTACCTGTAACATCAATTTGGAATTCTGCTAATGGATTTGATACAATACCACCTGTATCTGTTAATGAAATATTTGAGTTTTGTGTTACTTCTAAAACTAAATTTTCTTGGTGATAATGACCTCTTGATCTTAAAGCCGCAACTACAACATTATCATAGTCAGCGTCCATTGACGCCAAAAATTCATATCTTACAACTTGAAATCCATCAGTTACACCAGTACTTGGTACTGTAAATGTATAGCTTGCAACATCATAAATGGTTGTTTCGTCACCTGGAACCGATTCACGGAAACAGGTATTATACCATTCTTGTCTATTTTCATTTTCAGCATAAATTTTTCCTGTTAAAGGTGATACTTGTTCTTTATTACGATTCAAAAGTAAAAATTGATCATAGTTACTACCTTGAGGAACTAAACCAATTTGGAACCATTTTCCAATATCAGAATTTGTTAAACCACTAAATTTTTCACTTATATATGTTAATATTGGTGTACCGTCATATGCTGTTACACCTGATAAATCCACATAAATATCAGATGCCGTTGGATTATTAGGGTCAAACATGTGATCTGAAGCGGTATTACCTGTATAAGTTCCTGCTAAATACTCCTCTAAATGGTCTACTAAAATACCACCTTGAGAAACGATACCAAATGTTTTACCTGGATTATATCCTGTTAAACCTAAAACTCTTGTTACAAAAAGTTGATTTGACTCTTGTAAATAAGATTTAGCAACATATCCTAATTCATATTTTGGATTATTTGCTCCGTCCTTTTCAGGAGAAGTTGGTCCGAAATATGACTTATAATTGTCAAAACTCGAAATTAAAATTGGTTCGAATGCTGGACCTTGTAAAGTCTCACCCACTAAACCTAATGTAGTTACACCTACACTTTGTGCTACGAATGTTAAATCTACCTCTGAAGTGTAAACACCAGGAGATACAAAAACTCTGTTATTACTTGCCATTTAAATTAATTGGTTAAATTGTTTTATTACTTATCTTATAAATATCTTTGTTTTTACTAAAGATTTCCGTATTTTTTGTAAAAAGATAGTTATTTATCTTTTAATATCTTTTATATGGAAAACAATCAGAAAAACGTTAAAATAAGTGAGAAACACCACGAAATATTAAAAAATTATTGTAATAAAAATGGTTTGAAAATCTATAAAGTTTTAGAAAAACACATAGAAGAACTTTGTAAACCTAAAAAGAAAGACATCTACGGAGATGATTAATAAACGTAAGTGATACCGATTGTTGAACCGACTGTCGGTGTACCTAATAAAGTAACGTCTTTTTTACCCGTGATTTCAAATGATTCACCTTCAGTTTGTACCATACCATTAACATCTAAAGTAACAATACTTTTAATATCATATTTTAAGAAAAAATTGATAGTGTTAGAATATGTAAAAATTTCAGTATTGACTTTTAATAATTTACCAAAATTATCATATATGATACTATTTTTACCTTTATAATAGATTATTGTTACAACACTAAAATCAGGAACAGGTTCCGCTAATGTCACTCTTGATGTATACGCAATATGGTAATAATGAACGTCTTTAGTTTGAATAATACCATTTATGGCTACGGTAAATAAAGTACCAATTGGTTCACCCACATTAAAAACCGTTTGTCCACCGATGGCAGATTGATTACTTGTGACAATATCAACTGTCTTACTTATAAATTTTTTCGATACTGCATTTTGGTTTACAAATTCAAACATGGTAAATAATCTATTAATTGCGGGTTTAACCTCAAACTCGTCACTATCCATTAAATATCCAAGCATAGTAAACTGATAATTTTGTACGTAGAATCTACGTCCATCAATAGTATCAATTGGGCTATTGTCTTCAATTTTATCCAATACAATTGGAATATAATGACCTTTTATTATTGTATAATCTTGTCTTGAAGCAAAATGTTTCAAAACTATTTTATTAAATTTATTTAAATCCCTGAATTTACCACATACAATTGTTACATCAAATGTTACATCCACAGGGATTGGTTGTGGAATTGTATAGATATCTGCACCCATAGTTGTACCATTCCAATTAGGAACTGCAGCATAATAAATTTGATATCTATCAGGAATAGTTCTCTGAACTGATGGATTAGTACCAAATTGTACATCAGGTCTTCTAATTGTAGCAATGAAAGGTAATTTCATATTATTATCCTCATCACTAAATGACCAGTTCTGAGTAAACTCACCCCATCTTTGGATTGTTAATATTTTATCTATAATTGGAATTTGTGTTCCATCAGACACAACTTTAAACGTATTTGAAACATATTCTAAAAATCCTTTATCCAAATCATCATGTAATATTGTGTCAGGAAGATATGTGTCAGATTTAGTTATTTTATCTAACAACTCTTGTCTTCTCGCAACACCATCCGCCTGTTTGTAAATCTGAATATCAGTTTTTCTTTTTTTAGGTATTCCCATGTTAAACTCCTCTAAATGTAGTGTCTTGTGCTGGTGAGCATGTTATATTTCTATAATATGGCTTATAACCAAACATATTGTGTTTATTATCAGAAACAACTTTACCGTCGTTTGTTACAGTATAAAATCTTGTTCTTGATTCAGATTCAGGATAACCAATATAATCTCCATATCTAATATCAATATTCAATTCTTCCAAATGTTTCATATATACGGAAACAATCAAATTACCCGGTTCATTATAGTGTAATAAACCACCTTTATATGAACTATTTTTTGGTTCTTCTATTTTAACTAATCCATTGAATTCTACCGGTGGAAAATATTTGATTTCGTCAGTACCAACTTCAGCATATACATCGTCAATTTCAGTTTTACCTCTATCTACACGATATAAAACTAATTTCATATTCAAATCACCATGAAGATATTCTTCACCCATACGAATATGAAGGTCGAAGTCATCTTGACCGAAGAATTTTGATATTCTGGTGATTGGTAGTTTATTATCCATATCTTAATAAATAGTTGAATCTTCCATTCTATTTAGTTATATTATATATAATAGATGGAAAAGAAAATACCTGAAATTGAAGCAAGGGAAATATTGAACGAATATGAAGGTTCCAATAACGTTTTATTGGATTACAAACGAAAATTTGTGGAAGTTAAAAATTTTAAATTAACTCGTCCACAGGCGGAGTATGTTATAAAGTATAAGGATACAATTCCAAAAGTTGCAAGAAAATATATTGGTGTTGTCAATACATTTGGTGAAAAGATAATGGAAGATATGTTATTAACAAAACCTCCTGAAAAGATATGGTGTGAAAAGTTATTATGTGAGTCAGATAAGGCTTACCATATTTGGGGTAAAATTATCGATAGTCAACAAAACCACGCATTATGGTTACCAAAGTCTGCAATTGTTCAAGAGGAGAAAAAATTAAATCGTGTAATTGATTATTCCAAATATTCTGTTAGACCTCCGATGGACCACCAAAAAATCGCTATTGAAAAGTTATTAGCGAATAATAAGTTTATTCTTGCCGATGATATGGGACTTGGTAAAACAACCTCCGCAGTTATTGCTTCTTTAGAGAGTGAAGCTAAGAAAGTTCTAATTGTATGTCCAGCATCTCTTAAAATCAACTGGCAAAGAGAAATTGCCAATTACTCAGATAGACGTGTATTAATCGTTGAAGGTCGTAAATGGGGTTCTACGTTTGATTTTTACATCATTAATTATGACATTATTAAAAATTATCATACAACAGATAAATCTGAAGATAGTGACGATTACAAATTGTTGGTTAATGAAAAATTTGATTTGGCAATTGTAGATGAAGCTCACTACATTTCCAACACAACAGCAAACAGAACTCGTTTATTAAATGATGTGTTAGACCAAATTCCTAAAGTCTGGTTACTAACGGGTACTCCAATGACATCAAGACCAATTAATTATTTCAACTTATTGAAAATCGTGGAATCTCCACTCACATTAAATTGGCAAAGTTATGTTCGTAGATATTGTAAAGGATTTCAATTTAAAGTTGGTAATCGAAAAGTATGGAATACAAGTGGGGCAAGTAATTTAGATGAACTTCGTGAGAGAACTAAAAACATTGTTCTTCGTAGAATGAAAACCGATATTCTTGATTTACCTGAAAAGATTGTTACTCCAGTGTTTGTTGAGTTGAATAGTAAAATGTATGATGAAGAACTTGAGGAGTTTACTCGTATTAGTAATGATAAGAAAAATGATGAAACTATTAGTGTGACATTAAATCGTTTGATGAAAGTTCGTCAATTAATATCATATGAAAAAATACCATATACTTGTGAGATTATTGATAAATGTTTAGAACAAGGTAAGAAAGTTATTGTTTTAACTAACTTTACAATGACCTTAGATATGTTACATGAAAAATATAAGAAAAATTCAGTAATTCTTGATGGTCGTATGTCTAAGGATAGGAGACAAGAATCTGTAGATAGATTCCAAAATGAAGACAAAATAAAAGTGTTTATAGGAAATATTAAAGCCGCAGGTGTCGGTATTACTTTGACCGCCGCAGAAGTTGTTATCATGAATGACTTATCATTTGTACCTGCAGACCACTCACAAGGAGAAGACCGAGCATATCGTTACGGACAAAAGAATAGTGTATTAGTTTATTACCCTGTATTTGAGAATACAATTGAAAAGGTAATTTACAACATTTTACAAAAGAAAAAGAACGTCATTGACCAAGTAATGGGTGACGGAGAATATTCGGAATCGTTTAGTAAAGATTTACTTAAGAGTCTCCTTTAATAGTCATTATAGCGTCCCTTAATGTTAAATCTAAATCCTTGTGTTCAGGGTCACCAATTATAAGAGTTAATTTCTTATTTTCTAAATCCAACGTTAATACATTTTCACCTTCACCTGTTTTATAGGTAAATTCAAAATCATTTTTACCCGCCGTTTCAAATAAGTCTAATAGTGTCTTGTTCATAACTTAAATATAAGATATTTATAAGAATATATCAAATTATGGCTACAATTATTTCAGCAGAAGAAAAAGAAAAATTATACACCCAAGTATTTCACCTTTTAGGTATGCCTGTTCGTGGTATTGAACTTACCGAAGAACAAATGGATACTTTTATGGAATTATCTTTATCTGAATATGAACAATATGTAAGTGATTGGTTAATTGAATCTCAATGGTCAGCATTAGCAGGTTTAGATGTCGATACTCAATCATTAAGTAGAGCATTTACAAATCGTAGTTTAGATTATGAAACTCAATACACTTATGCTTATTCTAAAATCGTAGGATTACAAGCAGGTGGTGATAATGAATTAAAAAAGGATTTTTTTACAATTACACAAAATCAACAAGTTTATCAAATACCAGCTGGTCGTGAAATAAATGAACTTTTATGGTTCCAAAGAGCGACTTTAACAGATTCTATTGTAGATCCGTTCTTAGGTGGATTTGGTGGTCTTGGTGGTGCTGGTTTTGGTAGTGCTGGTGGTTTTGCTCAAACAGGTTCTGCGGGTTCATTTTTTATGATGCCGGCTTTTGACTTGTTACTTAGAATGGGTGATAGAAATATTAAAAACCGTTTGATTGGTGGTGATGTAACTTATAGAATTACTGCAGGTCCTGAAGGAACTAAAATGATTCATCTTTATAATGTACCTGGTGGTAAATTTGACTTTACAAATTTAAGAAGTAACAACTATCAAGTTTGGTATTGGTATTATGATACTATGGATAGAGATACTTGTTTAAAGAAAAACAAAGACGTTATCAAATTACCTTCTGATGTTATGACCGATGAATTAACATGGGACGAATTAAATAAACCTTCACAAAACTGGGTTAGAAAATATTTGATTGCTTATGCAAAAGAAGGTTTAGGTAGAATATGGGGTAAATTCTCAGGAGACTTACAAGTTCCTGATAGTTCAGTTAAATTAGATTATCAATCATTAATTACTGAAGGTAAAGATGAAAAATCTAAATTGATTGAAGAACTTATGGCAAGATTGGAAAGATTACGACCTGACAAACTTCTTGAAAGAAAAGCTGGTGAGGCCGAAAATCTTAACAAATCTCTTAAGTTCAGAGCAATGCCTTCTCCGTTTAACGTAATCTAACTTTCTATTGCGTGAAATGCATAATCGTGATTATTATTCTCGATTATTTCATCTTCATTAGACATAATACTTTGTTCTTGTAACGAAACAACTTTTCTGTTGTGTTCAACCCAAAATTGGTCAGCAAGTTCTAAACTATTTTCCACATACATAAAGTAAGGGTCTCTTTGTACTTTGTTCCAAAATATTACTTCACTATCGGATAAAGTCATAACCTCATCTAATTTATCTTGTCCTTCTTCTTTTAATGGGAATCCATTAACTAATTCACATTGTTGTTTAGTAAAATATTGTCTATCTTTTGGGTCATCAATTAAAATATCTTCTCTAATTGAAGGATTAAATGCAACAAGTAATGGTTCAACACGTTTATTAAAATTATTCAAATAACGAGGAACATTATAATCACCTTTTAAATCAGGATTATTTGTTATTTCTTTTTCATCAATCATATAACAGTTAATCTCGATGTAATCATTCGGCATTGGGTAACCATGTTTAACAATAAATTCTTCTTGAACTTTCTTTGATGGTTTAGCAATTTTCTGAACGTCCCCTGAAGATTTTTTAGAACCATTATTAATATAATAAATTGTATCACCTAAACCTGCAGGATAATCATTCAACATAATTAACTCCATATGTGCTTGACGAGACATTAAAGAACCTGCCTTAGTTGTCTTCATTACATATTTCTTATACTCCGCAATACTTTGTTTAACACGAGCTTTGTTTGCAATTTTTGATAATGGAATTTCTTTATTATAAATTTTACCTACGTAATCATAATATAATTCAACAAACGAATGACCATCGCCATTTAACAAATATTTTAATCCTTCATCTAAGAATTCAACAAT